GTGTTTAGCATGAAAGTCGAATTGAATTCATAGACAAAGTGACCAGTAGTTGCTTTTGGAGATAAATCCATCGCATGCAGCTTCCTTGACCACTCAGCACATAGGCAGAGTGCAGTGTACTGTAGACCTGCGCTTGCAATGCTGGGATCAATAGCTATGATCTGACCCTTATCATCTGAGCTTAGCCTCGTTCTTCTTTCAATGGCTTTTGGATACAGATTGAGTTTTCTCCATCTTTCAAAAAGAGCCCATTCAAATGAATCACAACCCAAAGCAAGTGCAGAACTAGTATAGTGAAATATCCCTTGTCCCATATCTGACGTTAGTGTTATTGAGGTTTTCCCGAATTTCAAATAATTCTGCTTTAGGACATCTAAATGATTTCCATGCTCTTTATCTGGATACTTGTCCCACATTCTCACCAATTCTTTGGGAAGCTCAACTCTTTTATCACAATGTGACATGATAACAGACTCACAAATCTTAGAGCTGAGTGGATCATGCTTACCGGTCTTAAAAATGGGTAGAAATATTGTTGGAATAAACTTTTGACACCACGTTGACATGTCATCAGAATTCTTAATGATCAGTAAATCCTTTTCTCTTGGGAATGCTTTCAGAACGCTATCATGATCTTGTTTCATGTACACTTGCTTGTTCCTTCCTTCTGTCAGCATTTCTCTCTCATCCATTTCACATATCTGTCTTGAGAGAGTCTCAACAAAGTTGATGATAATTCTGGCAATCATGCGCAATATTAAGATTTCCCGAGTACCTCCCCATTGATTCTTCTTGAAAATCTGAATCACTATGTCAACAAATCCACCTTTCGTTGTCAATTCCGCTATTAAAACATCTCTAACTGTCAGCATCCCAAGATTGGCCAGTTGTGTCACAAATGCAATACATTTTGATCTCTCACCAAGTGTCTTCCATTGCATTGATTTATCCTTATCCAACTGATCTCTTATCTCCCAGACTGAGGCTTTGAAAGTGGCAAATTCCGAGAGAGTCCTATTAAGCAATTTCTTTGCCTTCTCTCCAAATTTCATCTCAATTTTCTCCTGCACAAGACACGCACCTATTGATACAGCCCTCCGAGAGTGGTAATGTGATTCATGGCTGGTTGATTTGCAGTGATTTAGATCATCTTCGAATGTGTGGATTCCCATAATATGATTGGACTTCTGCTGTGGGTTCCTCCTTTCTAGTTCTTCATCCATTTTCAATTTCATTTTATGCATTTTAATCATGATTTTGAAAGCATCATGTGTTTTGTTCTGTCTATTGACGTTATAACAGCAGCCAAGATACATTTCATTTATTAAGTATGAGATTGGAACTGACGCTCCTGGAGTGAACAATCTTGGCAATTTTCCTGATATTCCTACCTCTGAATCCATGGTTGTACGCTTTTCCATCTTCAACATTTTCCTTAAATCTGACATGAGAACTTCAGAGACAAAAGATCTGACCTTCTGGAGGACATATGATTGGATAATTGAATTAACTCTATCAGGAAATTTTGATATGACTTGATGTGGTTTCCTGTCACCGATTGATTTCATCATTATATAACGAGTATTCTCAATGGTCTGACTGGTCAACAATTTGTCCTCAAGAAAGATCAAGGCTATGAGCTGAGAAGATTTCGACTCAAACTCATTCACTCTTGCATCCTTGGCTGTGATTCCACCAGTCTTCAATTGTGTTGACAAAACTCTGTATGTGAGCCTAAGTCTATCGGCACATCTACACCAATGAGTTAGCCTTTCAGTATCTACCGAGAGCCATTTTGATTCAAAGTGATTCCCAGCTGGCTGCCATTCTTGGGATAATTCACTCTTTATTGAAGGGATTGTAGAAACTATCTTCACAAACATGACATTGCTTTCTGTTCTCAATGGTGGACCAGGAGCCGCAATCACCCAGATTCCTCTGAAACCAGATGGAAACCACAAAAACTCACCACCTTTCCTCTTTTTCATCAAATTCATGACCATCTCAATTGATATCCTTTGATAGAAATCAATCAATGTTGCAAACATAGTTGTCTCATCCTCAGGATCCCCACCAAAGTTTTCCAAGAAATCTTCCAAAAGTGAAATATGCCATTGCTCTAGTCCTAGATGAGTTGGTGCCACTCTTTCTTTCTCCTTCTGATCCTTCTTCAACAACTTTCTTCCAGGCCCTTCCATCTGCATTGTCTCTTTCTCAAATGGTGTTATCTGTATGTTGTACATTCCCCTCTGTTTTGAATTGAAATGTGCACCAAATCCACCAGAAAAGTATGGAGTGTCTGGCACTTCATCAAATCCAAGCCTATGAAGAGGTTCAGAAGGACATCCAAGCTGTAAGATCTTCTTTACACGTTTATTTGCTTTTGCTGAG